TGCGGTCACGATCTGGGAATGAGTCATCAAACTGTTCCCTAAGTTGGATCGCTGCTTTACTCAGCTGCGGCTTCATGGGATTCATCCTTACAGATCCATACACAATTTACTTCATTTAAGATTGCTGATTCATGGCACTTGGGTGGCACAAAGGCATCAAGGTCTACCCAGTAGGAATAACCAATACCTGCATAGTTTTTACGGATGTTGCCATTATAAGATGTTCGCTTGCATACTTGACCTCGGTAGTTTCCATACCAAGTTTCAGGATCTAAACCTTCAATTAGTTCAGTTTCATCTTTGCCGACAATAACTTCAGTAACAATACTGTTGTCATCTAGAAAAGCGTAATGTGCCATTAGATTGTCACCGACCCTGTTCCAGCAGTGAATGAATAAATCTTATACCCACCAGTAGTAGTCAGTGAGTAAGTCAATCCACCACCGATAGAAGTTAAATCAGCAAAAGTATCTGGATAGCGAATAATTACAATACCTGAACCACCATTACCGCCGCTGAAATTACCGCCACCACCATAACCATTAGCACCACCGCCACCGCCACCACCGCGATTAGTAGTACCAGCAGTGCCGTTACCAAAATCATTTTGCCCTGTTCCGCGATAACCTGCTCCACCGCCACCTGAACCACCAGTACCTGCGACATTTCCACCGCCTACTGGGAAATCTGCACCGCCACCGCCACCACCTGCATAAGTGACGCTTGATGTAGTAATACTTGATGCAGTACCAGCACCGCCATTGCCATTACCTGTAGAATTAGCAGTTGCTCCGACTGCACTTGCTCCACCGCCACCACCACCGCCTAAAGTAATACCAGATGTAGAGCTTGAGTTTCCAGTTCCACCGGCATTACCCTGACTAGAAGTGCCACTGCCACCTAAGTTAGTTTCATTGACAGCACGACCTGCACCACCGCCACCTGATCCACCTGTAACACCAGCAGGGCTATTCCATGATCCTGCTGCGCCACCACCAGTTGAGGTGTAAGCATCAAATACACTGTTACTTCCATTAGAACCTGCACCAGCTGCGCCTGCTCCACCAGCACCTACAGTGACAGTAAAAGATCCACCTGCTTTAACTACAGAACCGGCTAACAGTCCACCTGCACCGCCACCACCACCAGCTGCTGAGTTTGTGGAACTATTTCCACCACCTGCACCACCGCCAGCAACAACTAAATAATCAAATGTGCGGGCTGCTACTCCACCGCTAGCAGCGATGATTCCAATTAAAGGACTTAGCATTATGCAATGCCACCTACTACGATCCAAGAATCAGCAGCAATCTTAATGCAAACTGCTGACTTATAACGAGCCAGAACAGGTTGTGCAAGAACTGCACCTGCACTCACTACAGTTGTTGTTCCAGATGTGACTGCGTTAATCGTAGTAACTCCTGCGCCCTTTTGATAGACAAGCAAAGTTGTACCAATAGGAAAGTTATAAGTCGCATCGGTTGGGATGCGGAAAGTGTTAGCCGATGCATTGTCCATTGTGCAGATCGAATAAAGACCATCTGCCTTGACTGCTGTGTAAGTAGTACCAGTCTGTGCATTGACAGTAAGACCAGCGAACTCTGTGTCAATGGCATCACCCAATGCACGAATGTCTTGTGCGCCATTTTTTACAAGGCTTGAATTGTCTGGCTCTGGAAAGCCGAAGTTTGGTGATGTTGCCATTTAGGTTAGTGCTCCTGTCGCGTTTGTCCATGTAAGTGTAGCATTTACGCCCGACCATATGAGTGAAGCAGGCGTAATTGTTTCCCATTGTGTAGTCGATAGTGAGAAGTCCGTAGCTGAGACATAAAGGGTTATGTCTACATAAGTAGGAGTGGCGTTAAGTGCCACATTCTCAACAAAGCCGTCAAAGATTCCATCGAGAAGATTGCTAGGCAGGTTAGTGATAAGCACTGGTTGCCCAAAGAATATCCCGATCAAGCTGTCAAGCATTGCGCTAGGCATGTCTGGATTGTCTAGGCGAAAGCGGATCGCTCCTAATGAGCCTCTAGGGTTTTTGCGCAGGTTTAACTCTCTAGAGGCGATATCAGTGATGTCTGCAAGGTTCTTGATGTTTGATTCAGCCGACTTCTCAAACAACCCGTAAGAGGCTATAGAGTCGCTATCAGAGGTACTGTAGGTCGATGCATAGCCAGCAGCGTACTTATAGATAAGGCTGTTACGGATACGGGCTATCTGAGTCTGAGACTGGATACTTGTAGGGGTTGCATAAGATCCATCAAGGTTAGTAAAGCCATTGGCTGCTAAATAATTAGAGCGATGGTCTGCATCGTCATAAGAGACATCGCCGTCCTTCTCCTCATAGATTTGTCCTAGTGCGCTAGTCGCTATTTGATCTACTAGGGTCTGGCTCTTAGTAGTGGCACTAGCTGCTAGGTTAATCATTGTGTAGAAGCCAGTGTCAATAGTGCCAATGTAAGACTCAGCATCTGCCCATGTGACTGTCGCTGGATAGGTATCCCATGTAACTGTAGGGGTAACTTCTGCCCAGGAAAGGTTTAGGGCTGCACCAAGAATCTCTGCTATCTGTGTGCCATCTAAGCCTTCTGCAAGGGCTGTGTTATAGACAGCCTTTGTGAGTTTAGCCAGTGCGCCTATGCCAAGAATTGTGCCAGTAGTGACATAGCCTGATTCTTCTGGGCTTCTAACTCCGATTGAAAAGTCTGATACCTCTCCACCGAATACAGTGACATAAGTACCGCTGGAGTTCTTGAGCTCTAAAAGGATTGGCTCAGTAACGTTAATAGTAAAGGGTGAGTTATCGGTATTAACTATCTGGACTTGACAATATCCGGCAGTGGGCTGGCGATCTATGTCTAAGCGACCAGAGGCAAAGGAAACAGAAGTAACAGTCGTATAGACATCATCACCGACTGTTATTCGCCATTCTGGAAGCCAAGTCATTAGGCTACTCTCAGTGTTCCACGCTGAGCTGCATCTGTAAGCACTTGGTCAATAGCCTCAGCGATAGCGTTTGGATCACCGATGCCAGTGTTCACAATAATTGTGTTACCGCCGCCACCCATGGCAGAGCCAGGGAAACCGCTAGAAGCGTAGTTGCCTGCTGTAGAGGAATAGCCTCCACCACCTACTACAGGAACAAAACTGCCAGCAGCTAGTGCATCAAGGAGTGAAGGAGCACCTGTTCCTGTTGCTGTGCCTGCCACTGCTGAAGTGCTAGTGGCTGTGCCACCACCAAGCATCTTTAACTTAGCAATGGCAGCATCTAGGTTGGCTAGGTTGATTAAATCCTTTGGAAGGATTGAGTCAAGAATGGACTTGATGTCTCTAAGTTTAAGATCCTGATTGGTAAGCACACCAAGTATTTTTAAGTCTGCATTCAGTTTAGCCGTTGCATTATTTATGGCATTAACATCTTTGGAGGCAATAGCATCTTCTAGATCCAGAATAGATTGCTTAACCTCTAGGCGAGCAAGGTCGTTAGTAATCTGTAGCAGTTGCGCTTGGCTAGTTACCTTGCCCAGTTGCTCGGCTGCACTCTTTTCAGCTGCTGCTAACTGGATCTTCTCCATGTCAAAGACGTTAGATCCCTTGCCAAGGGCTAGGTTAGCCTTGTCAATGGCTAGTTTTAACTGCTTGGCTTTAAGTTGCTTTAATTCTTCTGCTGTTATCTTCTTGGTAGTTTTAAGAGTAATAATCGCATAACTAGATTCTAATTCGGCTAAGTGAGCCAGCCCGTTCATAGCCCTAGCAGCTGCTGCTTCTTGCTTCTTTCTTTCAGCCGCTCCAATCTTGCTTAAGATACCTAAGCCAGTTGCTTGCATAGCAAACTTGAGTCCAGGCAAATTAACTGCTGCTGGAATGCTCTTTAATGCTTCTAATAATACGCCTACGCCTCTAATTGCATCGGCAGTGAATAGAGCAAAGTCCTCCATGCCCTTAGCAAGATCATCGACTGTAGTATCTTCGCTTAGACCCTTGAGCGCATCTATGATGCCTTTACCGATAATCTCCTGAACGTTGGCAGATGCAACAGACAACTTATCCATTGAACCTTGGAAAGTATTAGCCGAGGCAGTTGCAGCACCGGCAAAAGTGTTGGAGAGTTGATTCATTACCTCATCAAAGGACTTAGCCTTTAGATCAGCCTTCGAAATACCTACGCCTAATTTGCCAAGGGCTGTGTTATTGCCTAGGTATGCCTTTGATATCGCGGAAGTAACTGAGGCTAAGTCACGCCCTGTTGAGGCGGAAATATCTAAAGCGATCTGCAATAACTTCTGGCTTTGGGCTGTGTTGCCTGTTGCTACTGCTAACTGCTGATAAGCAGGGCGCAGCTTGTCATCGACCACACCGAACTCTGATTGAAGCCTCTGGATGAAATCTTCTGAGGCTGCTGCATCTCGACCTAGCCCGACATTCTTAAGAGCCAGTGCTAATTGCTTCTGCGCCTTCTCATCGGCTGCGGCTGCCTTAACTGAAGCCTTGGCGTAATTTAAGACTGCTGTAGCACTGAAAGCAACGCCAAGAGTCTTGGCCATGTTCTTAATGTTCTTGGTTAATTTATCTGTAGAAGTCTCAGCACTCTTAAAGGCTTTATTGCCAGTGAACTCTGCTGCAATGTCAATAATTATATTTGCCATGATTAACCTCTCGCCTTGGCTGTTGCGTTAAGTTTATCGGCTGCTGTTTTAATAGCCGCTAGAACTGACTCTCTAGCCTTGCCTTGGTTTTCTTCATAAGCACGATACAGGGCGCGACCTTCCATCTTGCCATCGCCTTTCATCTGTGCGCCAAACTTGCCATTCTGGTTTTGCACAAAGCGACTGCTAGGAGTTTTGCGACCCATAGTTTCATAGATTGCTCCAGCTGCGGTCTTGTTAAAGACACGAGCGAGTGATCTAAAGCCTCTACGGTTTGGCTTTGATGGTGAAGTTTTATAACCGATTCCAGCCTTGACTAACCTAGCAGAGTAAGCAGGAAACCTAGCCTGAGAGTTGTCTCTTGGCAGCCAGCCGCTTAGGACTGATCCATCATCCGGTAGATAACCTTTAGCAGTCTTGGTGATTGGTTTTAAGGCTCCAGCGATTTCCTTCTGAGTTTCTTTACCCAGATCAGGAGCAAACTTACGTAAGGCTTTGCGGAGTTCAACGCCGCCCTTTACGCTTGCTGGCATCGTCTACCTCCTTCGCTTCATCTCTGAGACCTTGCAGGAGT